TGGTGCTAAATTAGATTTTAAATCTTGAGCAGTAAATTGTTGATTAAAGTAAGGATTATTTGCAGTTAAACTGGATAAAGGAGTAGCTCCATAATTTGCATATGGGGTAAATTGTTGCGATGCAGTTTGACCAGCAGCAAGTAAATTGCTTTGTTGTTGTGAAGCAGCATTAGCTTGAGTATTGGCAGCATTTTGCGCCCCTTGCGAACTCATATAAGCACCGCCTAAAACGGCTGCGCCTCCAATTACTGCTGCTGTTATTCCTCCTGCCATAATGCTTCTCCCTAATCACTAAAACCGAGATTATTAGCTAATAGCATTTTAATGCCATTAGAAAGCTTTTCGGTATCTTTTTGTTCAGTTTTATGTTCTAAAATTCGATTAGACATTAATCCACATTCAGGAATAATGTATAACCTATCCTCTATTGTTGCTATATCCGTACAATTATCTGGATTTTCGTAAATATCAATCCAAATAAGTTCTTCATCAAATACACGACCAACACGTTTGATTCCTGCTGGAGCATCAAATTCCATAGGAGCTGTCAAAGTCTTTATTTCATCATCAATATTGACCGCTATTGTTCCCTTTTTAAGAATTACTTTATAAGGGGTTTTATGTTCAGCACCAACAATAACTGACCAAGGAGGAGCAATCATTGTGCGAATATATTTGCCAGGTTCAAAATCATGCAAAAACTTTACATCAGCTTGAGGCATTTGCAAAAGAGCCTCTTGAAGCCGTTCAACTTTTTCTTTTAGCTGAACTGCTGGAAGAGTTTGTTTTTCAACTAATTGAGTATTCAAAACTGACCCCCTCCGATTCCTAATAAGGCAGTTAAACTTGTAAATACGCCTGTTGATGGGGTTATATTTCCAATAACAGTATTGTTAATAGAACCACCATTAATGACCATATAGTTTACTGTTTGACTTACAACATCAGGATTTTGAAGCCAAATAAGCCATTCTCTTGCTGGCCTTTGGGTTAAAGGATCAAGAAATTGGCTTTGAGGATAGCGAATATTGCTATTAATTGGCGCAGTTGCCATTAATTTTCCCCACCTTCGGCTTTCAAATTGGCTGAAACAATAACGGCTTTAATTGAATCTGTTACGGCTACTTCATAGATTCTATCTCTTGACCAGCCCAATCTGCGCCAAATAGCACGATTATTGTATTTTCCGACCTTACCAATGCTTACCCAATGCTCATTAGACCATGTAGAACCGCCATCAGATGACCAACGGAGCATTGCTTGAGGATCATATCCTTGACCAGTTTGCAAGCCTACACCAGGCTGAAATTGAATCTGCATTTCTGCAAAAAATTGACGTTGAAGATCTGTAACTAAATGAGGGCATCTACGCAATCTACGAATTAAATTTCCATCTTCTGTATAGACTTCATTATTTAATTGATAAAGTTTGCCATTTTCATAGTCACCAACTATGTAATAGTTTCCAAAGAAAGCACCGCAATTTGAACGATGACGATGATAACCAGTTACAGAATCCCAAGAAAGCCATTTATGCCAAACTTTAGTAGTTAAGTCATATACCCAAGTTAAATCAATAGAAGGAAATGTAATTACATACATTTCATGGCCTTCTAAACGATAGGTATAGGCAACAGCATCATCAATCTTTTGATTCATTAAAGACTGTTCTACGGCATGATTAGATAGCCTTACAAAGGTATAACCTTGAACCGCACCAATAATTCCTTGCCCACGAGCATCTTGAGAAACAAACATAATTTGTTCTTCAAATTGCCAAACGCTATTTGGTGCAGCGCAACCATGTTGCATCATAGTTCCTGAAACACGAGCAAATGGAAAAGTAGTTAATCCAGTTATTTGACTTCCAACATCAACCCAAACTTCAGTAGTTTGCTCGCCAAGCAAATAAACTTGTCTATGATCTGCAATAACCGCAACTATAGGATCAGGCTCACCATCTTTTGTGCCGTAATAAGCATTAGTTGAATAAACCGATGAAAGATCTGTACAAGCCCAATTATTAGTTCCAGGCTCGTTATATACGTTGTAATTATCAATTACGTCAACTGTAGATGCTCCAACCCAAGGGCCGTCTGATGGAGGCAAAACACTAAAAGTATTTGTAGAAACTACATAATAATAACGATTTGAGCCATCAACAATATAGGCAATTAATCCATCAGAAGTAGTTCTGTTATAAGAAACTTGGCAAACACCAGCAGTTGTACTTATTGCTCCAACTTGAGTTGCTTTGTAAGATTCATCTATTGTGTAAACATATTGATTGCAAATAGCAATCATTACAAAAGGGTTTGTTCCATGCAAAGGAAATAATGCCCTTACTTCTCCTGCTGGCAACTGACAAACTTCAACAAGTCCAGGTGTAGGATATAAAGCTATTGCTCCTCTAGTTCCTTGACCTTTATTAGGATCAATTTCTAGATAAAAGTTAATACATTCCTGATCATCTTGATAGATGGAAGGAGCTTCGTAAGATGGGCCAACAAAGCCAAAATCAGCCATTATCGGAAGAACCCACCAGAAAGAATCCAACCAGCATCTTTAGCTCTGCCAACAAGCATAGAGTCTGGATAACCAGCAGCAGCAATAGGCCTCATATTATTTCGTTTAATAGTCGATTTAGATTGAGCTGCATAAGCATTAATCATGCCAATTTGCGTTGCAGAAGCTTTGCCATACATCGGCATCAATCGTTCAGCTAAATTCCATCTAAGAGCCATTGAATAGCCTTGTGGAAGCACAATATCGTCATACAAAGTTTCATAATTGCTAAAAATGGTAGATGAGAACATATGCATCTCACCTTGACTTGGATTAGGCCATACAAATACATTACCAGTATCCGCATTAGGATTGTAATAAAGAGCTTTAGGCCAAGGACCATTTAAAGTTTTTAAACCAATTTGATTGTAATTATCCAAAGACAATACTGCTACTTGGTAATCTAAGCCACCATTAGGAACAGCTTGTCCATTAGACTGAGTATTTACCCTTACATAAGCTTGGTCAATAAATAATGGTTTTTGATAGTAAGCAGTAATAAGTTGAGAAGCTACTGGAGATGGGTAAGTAATATTTAAACGATAAGTGCCAGTTTCATTAACTTGACCTCCAGCACCAGTAATAAACTCAACAATCTTAGTACCAGCAATAATTCCTGTGCCTTTTAGGGTTTGCCCTTGAGCTACTGCGCCAGTTGTAAGACCAGTAACAGTCAAAACATTGCCTGTAATTGATCCTGTAAAAGATGCACCAATGTAATTTGCCGTTGATGGATTAGGACCAATAGTGTATTGAACCTGACCAGAAATTAAAGGAAATATGATTTCTGTAGTGTTAAATACCATCATATCTTCGTTTGACCATTGATCAATCAGGTCATTAAGCATATCAAAAGCATCTTGAGCTGCATCAGCCGTTGGAACTTCACCAGCTTCTAATGCGCCAATATCTTTTAATGCTCTGCTAATAATATCAATAGGTTTTGTCATAGCAGTCCTTAATATGTATTCCAGTTAGCTTTTCTAACCTTCATTCCAACAATAGCTATTTTTGATACGATTCCATATACGCCAAATCCAACATAACAAGCATTTGCTGGCATTGTTACAACTTGACGCAAATAAGACCAAGAAGTTGTAACACCTTGAGATTGATCAACAATATTAGTAAAGTCGCTTAACAATGTTCCTGTGTTGTCAAATATAGCGCAACCTAAAGAAGCTGTTGATCCAGATAAAATCTTTACCCAACCTTCAACCAAAAAACTATCATTTTGTTTGGTTCTAATGGCAGTTGATTTAACTGTTGACAAAGAAGTTCTATCAACAGTAAATACACCAGCTTTTCCTGTAGCATCTACATAAACTGAATTAGTATAATAATATCCAGAAGGAACGTCTGTTGATAATCCTATTGTTGTTCCAGCACCATATTCATTGTATAAATAATATCCATCAGTAGTAATTCCTTCTGTATCTACAGCAAGAATACTGTCATAAATACTTTGCTCAACAGTATCTAATTTGTAAGTAGCAAAATATGGATCGGCATATCCATTTGGATACCAACGACAACCATTAAATTCAACACTTTGTGCATTTCCGCTTAACAATGGAACAAATTGAGCCCATTCTTGAATATCACAATTATTGAAGGTGATTTCAATATTTCTTGAAGAACCAGTATTGTTTACTAAAGATTTAGCACTAAAAGATCCTGTTCCAGGAGGTCTAAAAATCTGACAATCGCTAACCTTGAGAACAGATGCAGCACTAGCACTTGAAGGAATATAAAATTGATTAGTTAACGACTGAGTATTTAAAATGCGACCACCAGTAATTTTTAACTCTCCGCTAATAGAAAATGGAACATCCACTTCTGTCATACATTGATTTAAAAATACATTACCGCCATTTACAATACTTCCATTAGTTGTTACATCGGCTACGCTATTTTGAATTTCGCTATTGCTAATCACTAATTGACCAGCATCACAAGTAAATGCTCTATTGTCTTGATAGTTAAAATTACCTGGTGATCCAGTTGACCAGCCCTCATCTTGAACAGCTACCATGCTTCCAGTTAAAAATATAAATCCATTGCTATGATTTACATAAATAGACTTTTGCATACCTTTGGTCATGTAACCAAAAATACTATTTTCTGATTGAGCATAATTAGTGCTTGAATTGCCAGGCAAAGCACCAAAAACCAATCCAAGCAATCCATATTCAATTTGCAAACCAAAGAAATTGTTATATTGTGAAGAAAGACTTGCGTTATACCACCATAAAGCACAAGTGTAATTTCTCTTAAAGTTCATATTGATCTTTAAGCCATAAATATTGGTGCTATATCCTTGAAATCTTAATAAACAATCTTGATTTGCCGTTGATCCAGCAACCAAATAAGCATTGTCGCAATACCAAGTTGTATAACAAGCACCAGTATCTAAAGTGGTTACTTTATAGTTTCCAGAAGGAAAATAAAGGCTACCACCAGCAGCAGTAGCGTTAATAGCAGCCTGAATGGATGCTGTATCGTCTGTTGTGCCATCGCCAACAGCACCAAAATCTTTAACTGAAACCCATTCTTGAAGCTTTGAAAATACTGTTCTTCCAACTGCTGCTGAGTAAAAACCGCTTGAATTAGCCTGTTTAAAGCCTACTAATGCGCTTCCTTTTGTAAGGCTAGAGGTATTAGCTAAATCTGCATAAACTTGAGCAATTTCTTGAGCAGTAGCTATTCCGCTTAAATTGTCATAAGAGCCAATTTGATTTGCTGAAGCATCTTGCAATATAAATTTATAAGATAAAGAAGTATCAAGCCAAACTTCACTAGGAGTTCTTCCTGTTGAAGTTAAAACAATAGGATTTGCATTTGCAACATTTCCTGCGCTAGTTGTATAAGTAGCAGCAAGAGTTGAAGTTCCAGCCTGATAAGTGTAAAGAAGGCCACCAGCCAAAGGAACGCCATCATTGCTAAAAAACTGCCATCCTGCGCCAGCTAAAGGGGAAAGGTTAACTGCCATTTATAGCTCCTAATTGTTTGGCGTAAATACTTGGGGCAACCAAGGTGCAACAACAGTTTTATTGTTTTTCAATAAATTTAACTGTTCTTCTAACCTAGATTTTATGAGATTTATGCCGTCTTTCATAGTTTCTTTCTCTATCCAAGAGGCAACCATTTCTTCTGTTATTTGATTAAATGGAATATCTGTTACAAGATTAGAGAACCACCAATTTCCTTCTGTTTCTACAAATTGTTCATCATCTTTTGCTATAACTCTATATTTAGCATGAGTAATGACTTCGTTTTCAGCAGAAATTTCTAATATATTCCATTGATAATTGATCATAATTATTCACGAACTGTTGGTTCGTTTCCTTGTGCAAGCCAATCAAGATATTCAGCATACTGTCTATTATCTGGATCAAACGGAATAAAAGTATTGTCAGATCTATAAATAATGTTTTCGCAAACAGTACCATCAGGATTTTTAATTTTTTCGTATGTATAGTTCATAGTTCAGCATCAGCAGCATAATGACCAGAAACTGCATTAAAACCACCAGCTCCTTGTTGTTGAGGGTTAAAACCATTGACACCAATGTTATAAATATATCCTGCATATTGGTTAAAACTTCCGTTTAAAAGCCAATATCCACTACTATTTCCATATAAAGTTAAGGCTGGAGTTCCTCTTTTTGTTACTTTAAAAGCTCCATAAGCACCTACATAAAGGTTATTTGAAGCAGCTCCAAATTGACCTACACCAGTAGATAAAGAGCCAGATCCACCATTTGCAGGAGCAGTTCCATAATCAAAAGTGGTTTCATAGTACCTTTGGCACATATCAAACTCACGCTGGAAATTCCTAATTTCAAAAGGAGTAGCTTGAGTTCCTGTTTCAAACTGTGTGCCAGTTATACGGAAAATAGCTCCATTTGTACCAGTTACGTTTACTTGTCCTGTAACGCCTCTTAAATAAGTGCCACTCCAAGAACCAGCACTACCAACTACTGAAGATCCAGCACCTAAAGACCAAGATACAGAAACTCCAATTCTGTTATCTGTAGTCCATGTTCCTGTGGTATCTCCAGCAATAGTAATGGTTTTGTATTCCCATGTATTTGCAGAATTTACTGTGTAAGAAGCAAGATAACAACGAGTACCATTAATATTTCCAAGAACTACAGAATATGTTCCAGTAATGCTTGCATATACCCAAAAAGAAATAGTAATGGTTTTTGCGCTTGCAGTTCCCCATCCTAAATCAATGACGTTATAACCTTCGATTGATTGATAGCATGAAAAATAATCAGAAGCACCAATAGAAAATGCTGAATTTGAGCTAAATCCTAAATAGTTAGAAAATCCAGCAGGAAGCGTACCGCCTCCATTATTTTGCTGCCAAGTTAATTTTCCAGCTTGAGTAGCATAATATCCAAAACGATCTACTGTGTAAGTTAAACCAGTTCCTGCTGCTCCAGCATTTCTTTGATCAATAACCATGTAGCCATTGATAAATCTATTTTTATATCCAAAGCTACTTGCCGTTTTAACAGTACCAGTTACAGAAGCGTTTGTTGCGCCTGGATCTGTAGTATTTCCAAGAGAAAGACCGCCTGAAGCAAATAAACGCATTTGCTCCGTATTATTTGTAGCAAATCTAATAGGCTGATTATCAATATGATAAACAAGGCCTTCTCCTGCTGTACTTACACCTACAACAAAACCATTAGTTGCAGATCCATTTTGGTATTTTGTTGCTACTTCTGTAGATCCTGCTTTATAAAGACTTAAAACTGAAGTTGGATTGTTATTTCCAATGCCTAAATAACCAGAACTTGTAAGCCTCATTAGCTCTGTTCCTGCTACTCCAGCATTAAACCATTGATAGCCATCACCAGTAAAAGTGCTAAAACGACCCCATCCAGTTGAATAATCAACAACTATTCCGTCTGATGGTGGAGTTCCTGTAAATGTTCCAGTTGAAACTAAACCAGCAGCAGCAGTAACGCTTCCAGCTAATGAAAGGCTTGTTGACCATTGCGGAGCAGATCCGCTTGAGGTCATTACAGTATTCGATGATCCAATGCCAAGCTTAGTAAAGGCAGTTCCTGAAGCCCAATAAACCATATCACCAGCCGTATAGTTAGTAAGTCCAGTACCGCCAGCAGTTGTAGGAACAGTTTTCCAGCCAATAACTTGAACAGAACCGCCAGAATCTTTATAGAAAAGTTTGCCATCAGCGATATTGATCGCTAATTCAGAGCCTGTGGCGTTATTTAATAGATTTGCAGCACTAGGAGTATTTCCTCCTGTAGAGCTTGAATATATTAATAAGGGGGTAAATCCTGTTTGCGCCATCTAGAAAGCTCCTCCACCCATACCGCCAGTAGAAGTAAGAACTCCTGTCGATGGGTTAAATTGAAGTTTAGTTGAAGAAGTATTTACAGGCAAATTTCCTGTAGTCGTACTTACAATCGTTGGATAATAAGTAGCATTGGTACTGGTGTTATCAGTAATCGCTACGTTATTTGCGTTTGTTGCAGTTGTAGCCGTTGTTGCGCTTGCAGCAGAACCGCTAATATTGACTGCTAAAGAAGTAATTGATCCGCTTACAGCATTCAAAGCTACGGCAGTTGTGCCAATATAAAGAGTTGAATTGCCCAAAACTCCACTAGGAATAGTTCCTGACAAATTGCCAGCAGTAAGGCTAGTTAGACTTGCTCCTGATCCGCTAAATCCTGTGGCTGTAAGAACGCCAGTAGAAGGATTGAACTGGTATTTAGTAGAGCTTGTATATTCTGTTGTAAGGTTTCCAGTTGTTTGATTAGCGAACAAAGGATAACGAGTTGCATTTGTAGTGGTGTCATCGGTTACAGTCGCATAGGATGTTGGAGTAGTCCACGCAAAGCCACCGCCAGTTGTATAGCTTAAAACTGTGTTATTTGTGGGAGCAGTAATAAATGAAGTTGCTCCTGCGCCTGTTTGATAAGCAATCTGATAAGCCAATCCACCAGCTAAATTAGTCGCAGTTGTCGCTGTTGTGGCAGATCCTACCGATAAAGTCGATTGAGCTACATATTGAGGTGCAGATGCGCCAGCCGTCAATACATAGTTTGTAGTGCCTAAAGCTAAAAATGTAGTCGTTCCTGAAGCAGATTGATAAGGCAATGAGCCAGCAGCTCCACCAGCAATATTTGTAGCACTTGCAGCCAAAGTAGCTGAAGCAACTGCACCGCTAACAATAGAACCTAAAATTGAGGTAATCCAAGAAGGATTTGAGTAGCTTCCAGTTGTATATACGCCATTGGTTACAGTTGCAGCATTTCCTGAGATATTGATACCCCAAGTGCCAGATGCGCCTGTTCCATCAGCTTTAGGTGCGCCAATAGTATTGTAGGAAACAGTTAAGGTAGATCCACCATTAAAAGTAGATCCTGAAGCACCGCCTGTACCGCTATTGTTAAAAGTAAGGCTATTAGTTACGCTTCCTGCGCTTGTCGCAGTAGCAGCATTTCCACCAATATTGAGGCTAGTTGCTGTGCCAGTTAATCCTGTGCCAGGGCCACTAAACTGCGTTGTCGCAGTAATTGTTGTGCCTCTTACAGTCGTTGCCGTTGTTGCGCCTACAGTAGCTCCATCAATAGAACCTCCTGTAATGGCTACAGAACTGGCATTTTGCGTTGACATTGTGCCAAGACCGCTAACTTGAGTATTGGCAATAGCGATTGAGGTATTAGTAACGCTAGTTACTTGACCGCTTGCATTAGTTACGAATACAGGAACGCTAGATGCAGATCCGTATGTTCCAGCAGTTCCAACTGGAGTAATGCTAAAAGTATTAGAAGCTAGGGTTAACCCTGTGCCAGCGTAATAAGTATTTACATTTGAAAATTGAACAAAAGTAATTGGAGTTACATTAATTGTTCCAGTATCAGCAGAAGTAGATACCCAAGCAGTATTAGCTTGAGAGCCATTTAAAAGGACTGTGTAAGCCCCTGGAACTTCAGCCCATACATCCATGTCAACCGCACGAGTCCAAGCTCCTGACGAGGCTATATAGATGCCGTTTTCAGATGATGTTCCTTGGTTTTTTACAAGAACTCGATTGCCAGATAAAACAGAATATCCATCAATCGTTTGCAATCCTGACAAAGTAATATTTGTCAAAGTGCCTACTTTACAGGCAGCTTTAGGATTTAAGCCTTGAGTGACTGTATCAACATAAAGCTTATTAACAATATCATTATTGGCAACTGGAGCTGTAGAAATTTGACCAGTTGCAGTTTTAATATCAGTAAAAACCCCAGTAGAAGGCACTAAAGCACCGATTGTGGTGCTATTAATAGTGCTATTGGTAATGGTTAACCCTGATTGAATAGGATTAACTGATGCGTAAAACGGCTGACCCTGACCTATAAATGTTTGAAAATTGCCATAAACATCAAAATAAGCCTGAACTGGCAGTAGATTTTGATCTACTGTTGAAGAAGGGCCAGTCATAATGCTCCTTAATAAGCTATTGCATTAACTAAAACAATATCACCAGCAGACATTGGAGCAGCAGCTCCAGTTGTTACAGAATAGCTAGTAAATGTTACTGATGTTGCTGAACTTGCAGTTAATTGCAAAAACAAAGTGCTACCACTTGTTACATCTGCTGCAAAAGCTAACCAGCCATTTACCGCAGTTGGCAAGGTAATTGAACCAGCAGAAGAACCACCAGTTCCCACTACAACTTTAAATACAAATGTAGAAACAGCAGTAATGGTTGCACCAGTACCCCATCCTGAACCTAAAGTAGGCAAAGTAGAAGAAGTGGCAATTAAGTTACCGCCCATTTGAAATACAGCAGGGTTGATAGTATCGCCTGTTAAAGGTGGGCTAAAAAATGCCCCACCAGGGCCTACTAAACCTAAACATACACCAGCATTATTGAACTGCGCTTGAACTGGAACTGTTTGAACTGTTACTGTTGAAGCTACTTGATTTGAACTCATTATGCAATTCCTTCACCAGGTGTAATTTCTGCACTAGAAGCTGCACTAGATAAGAACCAAGCATTAGGTGGAATACCGCTAAATACTTGCACACCATTAGCAGGAATGTAAAAAGTATTATAAGAAGGTACAGTCAAAGCAGGAGCTGTAACGACAGGAGTTGAAGTTCCATCGTTAGGCTCTTGTGGTTGCCAAGATACTCGAATAGCACTAGAAGTAATGTTTACAATTCGATAACCTGAAGGGTACACATTGTTGCTAGACTTTACTTGAACAGCAGCCAAGCTACCAACCAAGTATGTTGGCCCAAAAGGGGCAAAAGCTGAATTGTAAGCCATTATTTAACTCCTTAAACTACATTAG